GGCAGCGGGCGCAGGCTTGCGCGCTTTTCCCCTGCCTTGCAGGCGATAATGTCAGTCAACCATTCCAGGCTTTCAACCACGTGCCCTTGCGGTCTGTGTGTCCACACTTCCACGGCATTACCTCGTAATTGACCTAATTAGCGGGCCGTTGCGCTTGATATGCAGGTTAATTGCCTGCTTCCCTCGCGTGCTGCTCATGTAGTGGTCGAAAGCACTGTTGATGTTGTCGTGCAAGTGTATGTCGAAACTAGGCGCAGCCGATTTGCCGCCGCCGAGTAAAGCTGCCGTAGCTTCGCCGCCGATCACGGTGGCAGGCCCTTGCACGCGCGAGCGCCCATGCACCATCAACAGTTCCGGCCTACGTTCGCCGACTTCGCCTGTGCTGCCGCTGTTGATTGTTCCGCCTGAATCGTAGGAGCCGCTAAACGACGTGCTGGAAATCTGCGCGATGATGTCCGCGCCTTGCGCGGCTGCCTTCAGGTACAGCGGAATGTTGGCGGGGTAGGGCTGCTTGCTCGCTTCGGCCATGGACTGAAACATTGCAATCTCAGCCGCTGCGATACCGAAGCCTTTCTGGATCGCAAACATCGTCTGATATTCTTTGCTCTGCTCGCCGTGAGCGTTTTTCATCACAGTGGCGAGGCTACCGAACATTGCACCCGCATTCTGCACAGACTGCGCGGCTAGCTCCATGTTCAGTTTCTTGATCTCTTCTGTGCGCTGCTTTTCAATGTCAATTGACTTCTGCGCGTAGGTGCGCTCGGCTTCCAGCTTCAGCGCTTCGCCGTTCTTGCCGCTAAGATTGTCCGCCAGTGCTGCGCCAAGCTCGTGGCGATCACCTGCTGTCTTGCTGTTGATTAGCTGAAGCTGCGATTGTGGGCCGATGCCGATGCTTTCGAGCTTGCGTTGCATCGCAAGCTGTTTCTCGGCGCTTTTCTCGGCAGCTTCGTCAATGTCTGCCGTGATCTTGTCAAGGTGTGCCTGCCAAGCCGCCTCATTGGCTGCGAACAGTTCTTCCTGTCCTTCGGCCCCTATGTTTGCTTCCAGCGTGCGGCGCTGCTTCTCATAGCTAGCTTTTGCGGCCTCTTCCTTGTTTGCAAGCGTAACCTTCAATGCTTCATATTCAGCAGCCTGCGCGGCTTCGTAGTCGGCTACTTCCTGCAAGAAAGCAGCATTAGCCGCTTGACCGTTTCGATATGCTAGATCGGCATAGTCAAAGTCTTTTTTCATTGTTCGCGCAGCCTTTTTCGTCTTGGTACCCGCGCCTGCGCCGTTGACGCTTTCTTCATACTGCCGCTTGTTTTCGTCGAGTGCTGCGCCGATGTCACCAGGCACACCCTGCACAAGTGCATCCTTCAGGACAGCTTCACGCGCACGATACGCGGCCAGTTCCTTATCCTTTGTGGACTGCATACCCGTGTTGAGATGGTCAATAGCAGCCTGCACCTTGTCAGCTAGTGACGCCTCTTCGTCTGACTGTGCCGCGCCCCACTTGCTTGCACCTTTCGCAAATGCCGCCAGTTCTGCGCTCATGCCTGTAAATTTCGGCTTTTGCGAGGCTGTATAAAGAAAGGCTTCTAGTGCGTCGGTCGCGAGGTTGATCGCCTTCGCCGCTTCGGTCATGCCTGTCTTGATAAAGTCGCCGACAGCGCTACGCCCCACCTCGCGGAACATATCGCCCCAAGCGTCTTCCAGCTTCTTAACCGCGCCGCCCATCGTATCTAGCTGGCGCTCGGCTGCGCCTGCAAAGTCAGTCTCTCCGATTCCCACAAGGTACTGTGTAATCGCGTCGGCACTATTGCCTATTGTGCTGGTTACTCCTTTGAAAGTAACCTTGATTCCTTCACCTTCTTGCACAGCCTTGACGCCAAATTGGCGTAAGCCTTTGTAATTGCCGAGCGATGCTGCCAAGCTGGCTTCTGCTAGCTGCTCAATGCTCGTGCCTGTTGCAGACGCGATATTAGCAAAGGCTGTAAGTGTAGCCTCCGTCGGCTTCAATCCGTTTTGCTCCATACGGATGAAAGCCTCAGTAACTTGATTCTCTGTGTAGATTGTCTTGTCTGACAGCTTCTCTAGTTTGTCGAATTGCTCGCGTGCCGCTTCGGTTCCACCTGTTACGCCAGCGAGCCTCGCGATCAATCCGTCATAGGCTGACGTTTCGGCAATGACCTTGCTGAGTGTTGCGAACGAAGCAACAGCGCCAACCGCAGCCGCGGCGGCTGCCGCCGCACCGCCTGCAAGCGCGCCAAGGCCGAGCGCGGAGATCGCGCCTTCCTTGCCACCCGCAAGGATACCGCTGAAGCCGCTTTCTGCGTGCGCTGGCGCTTCGTTGATCTTCGCTTCAATTCGTTGCAGCGACGGCCTAATCGGTAGCACGCCGTCAAGCCCTGCCTTTGCTCGCTGGATCGCATTGTTCCAGCGTTCATCTTCGCGCTTGGCTGCACGCTCTGTTGCGGCCATCTGCCGCTGTGACGCCTTCTCAGCGGCCGCTGCCTGCACTTCGTAGCGTGCAAGCGACTTCTGCTTTAAATCGTTCCAGCGTTCGTCTTCGCGCTGGGCTAGGCGTGCCGCCTGCGCTGCACGTTTCTCTTCGGATTGCGCTACCTTGTCAGCGGCATCCTTCGCGGCCTGCGCTTTCGCGTTCGCAAGCGCAATCGCCTTCTTGGCTTCTTTCTCTTCAGCAGCAGCGATCTCCCCGAATACGTCAGCAAGCCGCTTGTTCTGCTTTTCCGTTTCCTTGCTGTAGCCAGTAAGCTCGCGAAGATCTTTGCTGGCACTTCGGACACCGCTGCTATCTACTTTTACCTCAAGGTGTGCCGTTGCCATTTATCGCTGCCTTTCTTCGCAAACCGTCTAGCCCTAGCAAAACTTCAACTTCCCAAGCAACCAAGCGATGCCCTGTCAATTGCATCCAAGCTGCTAACTCCGTGCAGGTAAGATCATCCCCTTTCGCGACTTCGCAAAACAGTGTCCACAAGTAAAGCAGTTCCGCGCACGGTTCAGGCGCTTCCTTGTGGCCTGGCGGTAGTTTTCCCGTGCGCGCATGGTAAGCCGCTACAGAGTCGGCAAGGGTGCGGGTGCTTCCTGTTGTGGCTGCTTTGCCAAGTCCGAGTTTGTATTCTGCCCAGCGGTAGAAGTCGCTGAGCAATTCTCGAAAAAACGATCACGATCTTGTGCGAAGTAGTACACCTGATCGCTCACGTAGGGCGCTTCACGCAAAAACTCTGCAACCTTCGCAGGCGTACAAGGTTCCTCGAAACTCCAAGCAGCCACGAGCGCCGCACGTTCCGCGAGCGCTTCCGTGTCTTTCTCTTCTTGCGTGGCTGCAAATAGCGTCGCGTCTGCGCCTTTCGTGCGTACAACGCTCGCGAGCCTTGCCATTGCTCGGTTCAGGGAATCGTGCGCGGCTCGATAGGCGTCTGAGTCGAAGCCGCGCACAATAACCCAAGCGTCTGTGGCGTTGCCTGTGCCGTCAACCAGTTGCAGGCGTACGCCTTCGTTAGCCCGCTTTCGTGTGAAAAAGTCTTGCATCTTCATAGTGGGGAGCCTTCCGTTGATTGTGGGCGCAGCGCTTACGCGTGCGGCGTACGCGTGATCGTAAGCTGCGAAGACGACACAGCATCGAAGTAGGCTTCAAAGTTCAGCGACACAGGAACTGACGTGTCACCCTTCACGTCAGGCATGCCGGAAGTGAACTTCAACGCAGGGATCACGAATGAGAGTACGTCGTTCGTTGGATCTGTGAGCGTGAGCGCGAGCGCCTTTTCCGTTTCGGACATGAAGGCGTCGATCAGCGCGCCCGTTCCCGTATCAAGCCACACTTCCAAAGTACCGTTGACCTTGACCACGCGGCTATCAGGCTGAAGCGTCGTAACGCCATTTGCGGTAAAGCGCTGCTGAAGCTGGCGATCAATCGCGAGCGACATTGACGTGACGATGCCGATGCTTGATCCACCGACGGTGAAAGCGGCATCCTTGAACGCCATCGCTTCTTGTGTGGACAGCGCGCCGTAGGTTGCGCCTGTGACGATCACAGTATCGCGAGCCATGTCTTTGCAGAGCCCATCAAAACTAGCAGAGACAAGCTGATTGTTTGCAACGCTCATTGCAAACTTTGAGAATTCAACGCCCGAGTAGCGGTGATACGGCTTGTCACTGTTGTTCAAATCGCCATAGAATTCTTCCATGACGAATGACCTGCGCGTGGTGCCTGTCTTGAGCACGTTGGTCGTCCACGTGCCTCCGAGCAGCGCTTGCAAGTAGTTGTCATACGCGCCGTATCGCATCCATGTGGACAGCGCGAAGCTGCCCTTGCGCACACCAGTGCGCACGCCAGTGCGCTGGAAGTCAGATCGGATCGTGTCGTCTTCGAGCGTATCCATGTCGAGTTTCGGACCGCCTGAACGCACAAGCAATGTATCAAAGACAGGCGTCGCGGGCGCGCCTGCTCCATACGTAGCTTCTGCAACAACTGCCAGTCTGCGCGCTGCACCTGTAGCCATGATCTGATCTCCTTTTTAGCGCGTGATCCGCGCTTCCCATTGAATGTCAACTATTGACAGAAAATACGTACCATCTTTACGCGACATGCCCGGCCCACAGCCGGTTATAAGCACCGCCTGCCCGTCTTGCGTGAGCCAATGCCCAGCGACGAAAGCAACGCGCAGCAGATCAACAAACAAAGCGCCACTGTTGCCGCTTTCAAGCGGCGCGTAGTAGTTAACCTGTGTGATCCCCGGTATCAAGTCGCGCCCGCCGTAACCGAGAGTATCCACAGCGGCTTGCCCTGGTAGATGAAATACTTCTGCGTAGGCGTTGCCATCAGGCACGATCACAGGACCGTTTGGCCACTGCACAGGCAACACGCCGAGCGCAGTCGCAAGCGCGTTTTCAACGGCAAGCTGTGCGCTTGCGTAGCTCACGACATCAACTCGCCTTCGCGCACGGCTTGGTTGATTAGCTGTCCAACAGCAAGCAGGCTGATCCTAGCCATGCCGTCAGGAGCCTTGACGCTTGAATGCCCCTCATACTCGATGCGAAGCACATAAGGCGCGTTGTTTGAAAAGTAGAAAGTTTCATCACCTTGCAGGCGCGCCAATACGTCAAGCGCTTGCTGCTTGACAAAGCCACCTGCTTTTGACTTGCGCGGTACTTCGTCCATCTCAGGTGTGCCAACGGACGCTTGCCAGTTGCCTTTCAAGTGCCCGGTCAAGACTGGCGTTTTATCAATGATCATGATGCACAGTTTGCCAATAAATACGCGGCGGATGCGTTCAACCTGCTCGAGCGCATCGCCTGCAAACTGCTCTATTTCCGCTGCGAAACTCACTGGGCTACACCAACCGTGTAGACAAGCGGCGTGCCTGCTGGATTCGCAGGCGTGCAACCAACAACAGGCCACACAGAACCGTCGGAAAGCGTGATCGTGTCTTGTGGCACAGGTTGGAAGCCGAGCGCGGGAGAAACCTTGAACGCGCGAACCGTCTTCTGCACAAGCGCGGCGTCAGCAAGGCGTAAGGCGAAGGCGTCGAGCAAGACTTGCGTAACAGGCACCTCAACCGCGTAAGCCGTTCCCATGCGCGTGGCCGCGCCTTTGGTGACAGCGCCCGTCGCTGGGTTGCGCGTGGGCGTGTACTGCGAAACGGTAATCTCCTGCCCGTTATTCGTCAGCAGCTTGTCAGACGTTGCAGCTAGTGCGGCGTAATTCATACGCGCACCGAAATTCCAAAGCCTTCGGATCCGCCGCCTTCAAGCAACGGCGCAAGCAGCGCACGCGCGGCGGTCAACTGCGGCTGTGGATTGCTGTCGCCGTGATCGGCGTATTGCACTTCCACTGCGCCTTCGATGCGCTCTTTGATAACAACGCGCCCGTCGCCTACTGGCGTCAGCGTGCCGAGCGAAGCAACGTCGCAGGCAAGCTGCATCTGCGCCTTAACAAGCACAGAGGGGATCGCGTCTGCATCGACCGGGTAGCCGTCAACAACAACGCCTTCGCGTGGCCACTGCAACTCTTGATCGGCAGACAGCTTGCTACCTTGAAACTCAGCGCGCAGTGCTTCGATGTAGTCGAGCGCCTTAATCAAAAGTACTTCAACAGCGGCGTCGGTCGTGGGCAAGGTTAGCCCGCGAGCCAGCGCAAAAGCGCGCGTGTCACTGACCGAAACGTAGCTGTTAGCTCCGTCCGGAAGGCTCCCATCCTCGACCGTCAGTGACACGCGCAAATCTCCTTAGCGGTGCTTGTGCTGCTTGGGTGCGTTCGTCAAGGCGTCGGCTTCCGCCTGTGCCTTCGTTTCCGCATCGATTTTCGCAGCCTTCGCCGCTTCTTCCGCCGCCAGTTCTTCAGCCGTACGGCCGGGCTTCACAACTTCGATCCCCTCGACGTTCAGATATGCCGAAGGCACAGCGCCCGCAACCACGTTGCAGTGCTCGCGCAAGTGCGTAGCGTGCTCGGAGTTACGAAAGGCTGTGATGGCAAGCGCCGCAGCCGCCGCGCGTTCTTTATCGGTCGGGACAACGCCCGCCGTAAAGTAGAGTCCCCTTTTAGTAGCAGTTTTCATAGTGCCCCTTTACTGGTAAGCAATCGCGGTGATCGTGTTGCTTGAAATGGTGAACGTGTACGTGTGTCCGCCTACGGTAAGCGCTTGCCCACTGTAGACTACCGCCTGTGTAGAAGGCAGCGTGTTTGGTGTGGGCGGATTGCTTGGATTCATGATCGTGTAAAGCGACGATCCCGAGTCAACGCCGCCGTCACGATACGTTGGTGGAATCGCACCGGCAACATAGTCAGCAGCCACACGCTTTTTAGCCGATGTTTGCTGCCCGTTCAGAATGCGAACCTCAAAAGCAGGCGGCACAAGCGCATTCAACTTCGCGATCTCGGCTGCTTGGCCTACCGTCGGCGTAGGGCCTGACGTGAAATACAGAATGCGCTTCGGCGCGGCTACTGCGAAAGCAGCAACAAGCAGCGCACACAGAGCAGACGCGATTAAAAGTAGCTTTTTCATGGTTCAGATCTCCCAAGTAAGGAGCCGATCACCGGCGCGGCAAGGAG